GTCCTGAACAAAAAGCATGTATATCGGGTGTTAAAGAAACTAAGTTTGGAATAGAAGTAACATTTTACAATAAAGAAAAAGCCTTAGAGATGTTAGGTAGGCACTTAGGGATGTTTACTGAAAAACTAGAAGTTAAAGGAGAATTAAAAACAGAGGATCCATTTAAAGGATTATCAACAGATGAACTAAAAAAGGTGATATTTGGTGGAGATAAATAAAGAAGCAATAAAAAGAGCAAAATTAGAACTTGCAAGACGTGAGTTCTTTTTTTATTGTTATTTAAAAGCTCCTAACTTCTATAAATATGAGAGAAAATTTTTAGTTGATTTATGTAATGATTTACAAAACTTTCTTACAAGTGATGATGAAGTACTTATTTTAAATCTTCCACCTAGACATGGAAAGTCAAGAACGGTAGGAAATTTAGTAGAGTGGTTACTTGGTAGAGATATAAATGCAAAAATAATGACAGGAAGTTATAATGAAACTTTATCAACTACTTTTTCTAAAAATGTTAGAAATACTATACAAGAAGTAAAAGGTGATAAAGATAAGATAGTTTTTTCAGATATATTTCCTGGAGTAAGTATAAAACAAGGTGATGGTGCTATGAACCTTTGGAGTTTAGAAGGTGGATATAATAACTATCTAGCAACTGCACCTGGTGGAACTGCTACAGGTTTTGGTTGTAGTCTTATGATAATAGATGACTTAATCAAAAATGCAGAAGAAGCTTACAATGCTAATGTCTTAGACAAACATTGGGAATGGTATTCACAAACAATGCTTTCAAGACTTGAAGAAGGTGGAAAAATAATAATTATAATGACTCGTTGGGTTACTGGTGATTTGGCTGGTAGAGCAATAGAACATTATAAAGCAGAAGGTAAAAAGATAAAACATATAAAAATGAAAGCTGTTCAAGATGATAAAGGTACTATGCTTTGTGATGAAATATTAAGTTATAAATCTTATTTATCTAAAGCTAAAGCTATGGGACCAGAAATAGCTTCAGCCAACTACCAGCAAGAGCCCATAGACATCAAAGGTAGATTATACAGTGAATTTAAAACTTATGTTGATTTACCAAAGGAAAAAATAGTAAAAATTGCTTCTTATTGTGATACAGCTGATACTGGAGATGATTTTTTATGTAATATCATTTATGCAGATTGCAAGGATAGTGCTTATATACTAGATGTTATCTATACCAAAGAAGCTATGGAAATAACAGAACCTCTTGTTGCTGAAGCATATAAAAAGTTTAATGTGAATGTTGCAGATATAGAAAGCAACAATGGTGGTAGAGCATTCGCAAGAAATATCGAAAGAATTACAAGAGATAAAGGAAATTATAAGACTATTGTTAAATGGTTTCATCAATCGGGTAATAAGATTGCAAGAATATTATCAAATAGTGCCTGGGTTAATGCAAATGTCTATATGCCTATAGATTGGAAAAATAAATGGAGTGAATTTGCAAAAGATATTATTTCTTATCAAAAAGAAGGAAAAAATAAACATGATGATGGACCTGATGCTTTAACTGGTGTTGCTGAAAAAATAATAAATAGAAATGAAGTAAGAACAATAGATAGAAATGTCTTAGGAATAAGATAAGAAAGGAGGATTAATGGATGTACAGGAATTAAAAGAAGCACTAGAGGCATTTATAAAAAATGAATTACCAGAACTTCAAAAGATGGAAGATTATTATAGTGGGAAACATAATATTTTGAATAAGAAAGATAGAAGCAATAAGAAAAAAGATACTAAATTGATTAATAATTATTCAGAATACATTGCAACTATTGCAACAGCCTATTTTTTAGGAAAACCTATTTCTTATGCTTTACAAGACGATAAGTTTAAAAAAGATTTTGAAAAGTTATCTGAATATTTAGCAACAGAAGAAGAGCAGCAAGAAAATTTTGAGCATTCTCAAAACTGTAGTATTTTTGGTAAATCTTATGAATTATGGTATAAAAATGTGGATAATACTATTGGAAATGTAGTTGTAGATCCTCGTGATTGTTTTATTTTGAGAGATAATACAGTAAAAAAAGAAATAATTGCTGCTGTCAGATGGGATAAAACTAAAAATAAAGAGGATAAATGGGTTTATACATTGGAAGTTTATGATAGTACTAGTGTTACAACTTATGAATATATCAATGATAGTGATAAAAAAGAAGTTCCAACTGTAACAGGAGAAACTAAACCACATGGATTTAATCAAGTCCCAATTATTGAGTTTTTGAACAATAAAAGGGCTAATGGAGATTTTAAAAATGTAATTTCTTTAATAGATGGTTATAACGAAGCTACTTCAACTGCTATTGATGATATGAAAGATTTTACAGATGCATACTTAGTTTTGGTTAATATGGGTGGAACTACTGATGAAGAACTAGAAAGAATGAATAAAAATAAAGTTATGCTTATTAATGAGCAAGGTGATGCTAAATGGCTTGTTAAACAAGTTAATGATAACTATGCTCAAAACAATAAAAATAGATTGAACCAGGACATTCATAAGTTTTCTATGATTCCAGATATGCAAGACAAAGAATTTAGTGGGAATAGCTCAGGAGTTGCACTTGGATATAAATTATTAGCACTAGAGCAATTAGCAGCACAAAAGGAAATGTATTTTAAAAAGGCAATTAATCAAAGATTACAACTTATGATAGATTTTCATGACTTAAAAATAAAATCTACTGATATTCAAAAAGTCTTTACTAGAAATGTTCCAAAGAACTTAGTTGAAGCCGCAGATACAGCTCAAAAGTTACAAGGAATAGTATCACATGAGACTATTTTATCTACATTGCCTTTTATTGAGGATGCAAAAGGCGAATTAGAAAAGATAAAAGCTGAAGAAGATATAAATGCTATGAAAGATATGAATACTCCGATTAGAGTTGATGTAAATGACTCAAAAGAATAGAGATTATTGGGAAGAAAGACAAGTTAAAAGAGAAGCTAAGGCTTTTACTGCAATACAAGATGTTGAAAAAGAGTATCAAATAGCACTTTCAAGAGCTAAACAGGATATAATTAAAGAAATTAGCAGAATAACAACAACTTATATGAATGATAATATTCTAAATTATAATGAAGCTTTGAAACATTTAAAAGGTGATGATTATAAAGTTTGGAAAAAAGATTTACATGATTACATGAAAGAATATAACAAACTTTTAAAGAATGCACCTTTACAAGCACAAAAATTATATTTAGAAATTGAAACATTATCTGCTAAAAGTCGTATAAGTAGATTGGATAGTCTTAAATCACAAATAGACATGGAATTAACAAAGTTAATATTCAGAGTTGAGAATGATAGTATTAATGCATTAACATCAGTTTATAGAGATACTTTCATAGAAGTAACAAAGGATTTGGGTATTAATCCTGTTGTTAGTAGAGATAAAATAAAAACAGTATTGGATAAGCCTTGGAGTGGTGCTAATTTTTCTCAGAGGCTTTGGAGCAATACTGATAAATTAGCTGAAACAGTAAAGCAAGAAATAGTTAATGGAATGATACAAGGTATTAATTTACAAACTATGACTAAAAGAGTTTCTGAAAGATTTGAAACAGCTAAAAAGAATGATGTCGAAAGACTTATAAGAACTGAAGTTAATTATACTTTAAATCAAGCTACCTTAGATGGATATAAAGAAGCTGGGATAGAAAAATATGAATTCAGTGCTACTTTGGATAGTAGAACAAGTCAAATTTGTTCTGAGTTGCATGGTAATATATTTGAAATAAAAAATATAGCTATTGGACTTAATTATCCACCAATGCACCCAAGATGCAGAAGTACAACTATTCCTATCATTGATTATGAAAGCTTAGTTAAACAAGGTAGAGAAGAAATAGAAAAGAATAATTATACTTTAGATGATTCTAATAATGAACCATTGACAAATGATGAAAATAAGAGTATAAATGAATTTAAAGAAGCAAGTTCAATAAAAGAAGCTAATGAATTTGCTGAAAAGCTAGGACTAAGAGCTGATTATACAGGGATAGATATAAGATGTGCTAATGAATGGAATAAAGGTTTGTATGATATGAAAAAAAAATTCCCTGAAGTAGTTGAAAATATAAAATTTGTAGGTTCTACTCAAATTAGAAATAAATTAATTCTTCAAGAAATTGAAAATGATTTAAGAAAAGCAGGATTTTCAAAAGAAGCTATTATAGATTCTTTAGAATATGCAAAAAGAGAGTATAAGATTATTATAAACAAAAATGCGATGGCAGTTTCATTATTTATAGATAAAGATAATAAAGATCCTATAAATATGATAAGGGCAAAATATCAAGGAATAACTATGAATAGTTTGCACTTTAAAAATTATGAAGAAATAGCAGAATCTCTTAAAATACAAGTTAATGTAAAATGGCATCCTGTTAGTTGTGATACTGTAAAAGCTGTTTTTGATCATGAATTTGGTCATCAGTTGGATAGTTTTTTAGGAATAAGAAATAAAAAAGAAATAATAGAAATATTAGAGGAAAATAAAAAAGAAAAAGGAAAATTTTTATCAGAATATTCTATTTTTAATAATTTAGATGAAATTAATATAAAAGAAACTATAGCTGAAGGATGGAGCGAATACTGTAATAATCCTAACCCAAGAGAATTATCTCAAAGAGTGGGTAAACTAATAGAAAGAGAATATAATATTTATAAAAAGGAAAGTGAGTAGATATGTTTGTAGATTTACCTAAAAAAATAATTGAAGCAAAAGAGAAAGGTTATATTAACAGCAGACTTGAAATAATAGTAGATACTCCACCTCAATGGGTTTTGGATGAATTGGATAAATTTTTTAAAGCTTTTAAAGAAACTATGGAAAGTGAAGGTTATTTTAATAATTAGAATAAAAACTAAGAGCACTTAGCTAAAAACTAGGTGCTTTTTTTATTGAAAAGAAAGGAGGTACAAAAATAAATATTGTCGTACTGAAGGACATTAAACTTCTGGATATGATACAGTCAAACAGGACTTTAAACAGGAGGGAAAAAATGAAAAATTTTAAACTTAATATTCAACTATTTGCAGAACCAGGAGTGCCAAAAACATTTACTCAAGAAGAAGTTGACAAAATGATTGAAACTAGACTTAAAAGAGAAAATGAAAAATTTGAAAAAGCTAAAAAAGAACTTGAAAGACAGCATAATGAGTCTATTGAAGATTATGAAGAAAGAATAAAAAATGCTAATCTTACTGCAGAAGAAAAGCATAAAAAAGAACTTGAAAAGATTCAAAAAGATTTAGATGCAAAGAATGCTGAGCTTACAAAAATTAAAACAGATGAAATAAAAAGAACTACATTAGCAAAGTATAAAATGCCAGATAAGTTTTTAGATAGAATATCAGGTACTAATGAAGAAGAAATAGAAGCATCTGTTAAAGGTTTTGCAGAAGTAATGGGTGAATATGTAAAAGGACTTGGTGCTAATGGAGTCCCAGGAGCGATGAATGGCGGAAGTGAAGACAAGAAATATACAAAAGAGGAATTTTCAAAAATGACTTTGTCTGAAAGAACAGAATTATTCAATACAAATAAAAAATTATATGATGAATTGAAAGGAGAATAATATGGCAGGAGAAACAAAAGTAGAACATTTAATAATACCAGAAGTATTAGAAGATATGGTAAGACAAGAATTACCTCACAAATTGGTATTTGGACCTTTAATTGATATTAACAACAAGCTAGAAGGAGTACCAGGGAATGTGTTAACTATACCTAAATGGGGGCTATTAGGAATAGCTGAAGATGTTGCAGAATTAGGAGCTGTTCCCTATGAAAATCTAACAACATCTAAAACAGAGGTAACAATTAAAAAAATAGCTAAGGGGGTTCATTTTTCAGATGAGGCCCTATTATCTGGATATGGAGATCCTTTGGGAGAAGGAGTTTCTCAATTAACAGTATCTGTTGCTAGAAAAATTGACTCTGATGTATTAGATGAAATTAAAAAGGCAAAATTAAAATATAATAGAAAATCTGTTAAATTATCTTATGATGTTTTAGCAGATGCTTTAACTAAGTTTGGAGAAAAAATTGACACGCCTAGAGTTATGTTTATAACACCAGACCAATATGCAGATTTAAGAAAAGATAAAAATTTCTTAGCTTTAAAAGATATTGCTGGTAAACCACTAATGATGTCAGGAGTCATTGGAGAACTTTGTGGAGTTCAATTAGTTGTAACATCTAATCCAGGTATCATAAAAGGGAACGAAGTAACTAACCCTATTGTAGAAGCAGGAGCTATTGGTTTACTTTTAAAAAGAAGTCCACAAGTTGAGAAAGCAAGAGATATTGACCATAAAGCAACTAAGGTTAATATAGACCAGCATTATGGACTTTACATAAAAAATGATACAAAGATATTGTTACTCATAACTAAAAAACCTGATATAACAGTATCTGAAGCATAATTTTATTTAAGCACTTAGATTATATATTCTAGGTGTTTTTTTTCATATTTGGAGGTTATAAAAAGGCAGGAGAATAAAAAACTCCTGCTTTTATTTCTTAAAATTTTAATATATTTTAAATATTAAAATATATTTTATCAAATCAAATTAATTTATTAAAATTGATACATAAAAAGAATATAAATAACTAAATATAAACATAATTAAAATAT